TAACGCCACTCTTACAATAAATGGCAATTTTACGGTGATCTGATATGAGCAAGATTTATGTAGATGAAATCAGACATTCTGGCGGCGCAGTTGCGGCCTTGTCTATCAACAGCAGTGGTTATGTCACAACGCCTAACAGACCTTTTGTTTCGGCGGCGTGGGATGGTTCTTCATCAACAGAAATTGAAACCAGTATATATAAATTTACTGCATACAGCACATCTAATCAAAATATAGGTTCTGGGGGCAGAACAATAATTTATAAAAACGATTACAATATGCTTAACACATCAACTGGAAGCGTGACTATTCCAGTATCAGGAATTTATTTAATACTAGGTCACTATTCAGCAGGGGCTGAAGCAACAGAAGGCAGAAGATTAGGTCGTTTATGGGTTACACCATCTGGAGGTTCCAGAACATCATACGGTGAGTGGTTAGAAAGTTATGGTACATATGATGATGTCACTGGTTCAAAATTGTTAAGTCTTGGTGCAAATGATGTATTAGAGTTTGGTCACAATACTGCAACAGTTGATTGGTTTGCCTTTGGCTTAGAAATAGCGTTATTAGGATAATATGATATGGCAAGCATAATCGGCGTACAAGAATTACAGCACACCAACGGCACGACTGCTATGACTATCGATAGCACTGGTTTTGCTAGTGGTCTTATGGTTAATGCTGGCAGACAAAGTTTATCAGGCATTAATGGTTATGAATGGACAGGCATCCCTTCTACTGCAAGAAAAATTTTAGTTGTCTACAGGCTATTTTATACACAAAACGCTACAATTAACCGAAGCACATATTTAAGGGTTGGTAATGGGAGCATTGTCACATCTGGCTATGAATGCAGTAGCAGTTTTGTAGGAGAAAACACCGCTGGTTCTGAAGCAGTAACAGATGGTTTTTTTAGTTATTATTGGGCTAATGGTACGCAAAATCAGTTTGGACAATTTGAACTTACTTATTTAGATAATAACAGTTGGGTTTGCTCTGGTAAGGGCGCACTTACAGAATACGCTGGTGGGGCAGGTAATGCGACTGTTACTCATACTGGTTATATAAATTTAGGTAGTGCGTTAGACAGAGTTAAAATATCAATGCTTGATGGCACCACAACTTATAACGCAAATAGCGAAGCTGTGCTTTATTATATGGGTTAATACTATGGATATATCTCAGATTATTGGAATGTTCAATACAGAGCAAGCCGCTGATAGAATATTATCAAAAACAGACTGGACACAGCTACCAGACAGCGGCTTGACAGCAGACTGCGTTGCGGCGTTTGCCACTTATCGTGCCAGCATCCGCACAATCCGGCAGACTAATCCTGATAATCCAACTTGGCCTGATGCGCCTAGCGAGGAGTGGGCATAATGACCAGTGTAATCAAAGTTGACAACATACAGAACAGTAGCGGCACAGCGGCTTTGTCGATTGATAGCAGTGGCAACGTGGGGATTAACACTTCAAATCCTAACGGTGGAAAACTGCACGTTACAAATACAACTGATACGATTGGATATTTTGAAAGCACACAGGCATCGGCAAATGTATCGAATGTTGTTCTCAATGCAACTCAAACAAATTCTTCTGCAAACGCAACTTTTCAAATAAACAGCGGAACAACTGCCGCCGCCCAAATACGATTAAATGGTGACAGTTCTTTAGCGTTTCACACAGGAACCAGTTACACAGAACGTATGCGGATTGGCAGTGGTGGTGGTATTCTTATAAATACAACTTCAGCGGTTGGGGCTGGTGGGCCTAGACTTTCAATGGCCTTTAATGGTTCAACTACTTGGCTTGCAAATACAAATGACACTAATGGTACGTCTGGTGCAAGGCATTTCACGTTTCATTCAAGTGGAAGTGAAGTAGGAAGAATAACAACAACAACATCAGCCACAACCTATACCACCACATCAGACCACCGCCTTAAAGAAAATGTAACGGCAGATTGGGATGCGACCACACGCCTAAAGCAACTCAACCCTGTTCGTTTTAACTTTATTGTTGATGCAGACAATACAGTCGATGGCTTTTTGGCACACGAAGTACAAGGCGTGGTTCCAGAGGCAGTAGATGGCACACATAATGAAGTAGATGATGATGGCAACCCTGTGTATCAGGGCATTGACCAGTCAAAACTGGTGCCGTTGCTGGTGAAAGCCATACAGGAACTTGAAGCCCGTATTACGGCATTGGAAGCGAACTAGTGGACAACGACACCCAAATTGACGTTGCGACTGTCATCACCGGTCTGACTGCGCCAGTATGGGTCGAAGCGTTGGAACATTGGTTTGGGATGGCTGCGGCATTTGGTGCGATGGTGCTTGTTTTCTGGCGATTATATCGTATGAGCAAAGTGAAATGATACAGATACCGATGATCGATCTGGTTCAGACGTTTATGCTGATCTGGATTATCTACTTAGTACGGGAGTAATTATGACACAGAGGTGGCCAAATGGATCCCGTCACATTATTAGCAGCCGCCACAACTAGCTACAATATTCTGAAAAAGGGTATTGCCGCAGGTAAAGAGATCGAAAGTATGGCTGGCGATCTTGGTCGCTGGATGGGTGCCATACAAAACATCAAGACACAACACGGCATAGCCAAATCACGCCGCTTCGGATCAGTTGAAGAAGAAGCGTTGGAAAGTTTCGCTTGTCTTAAAAAAGCTGAACATATGGAAAATGAATTGCGTAATTTTGTGATCGGGCATTACGGGATGAATGCTTGGCAACAGATCTTGCGATTACAAGCTGACATCAGAAAAAGGCGCAGACAAGAAGAAATCGAACGGCAACAGTTTATAGATGATTTGATCATTTGGGGGTTGATTGCGGGGCTTATTGCACTGACACTAGGCGGTGTTATTTGGATGGTTATGGCGATTTAGTTGTCAGTTACACAAGGGCTGATTGGTGAGCATATCGCAGCCGCTACCATTTTGCAAATGGGCTGGCGGGTTTCGATGTGTCAGCAAAATTCAGTAGATCTGTTGGCGTTTGACGATGACACCTTTTTACGCATTCAATGCAAGGCTTCGAACCCGTATTTATCTGACGGGCGTAGAAACCCGTCTTGCCATTTTGCGCTTGGTTTGGGTGGCAAAAAACGGTCTGCAACGATTGAGGATTACGATATTGTCGCTTTGGTTCAGCCCCAATCAAGACGTTGCCTGTTTATGCCCGTCACATCGGTGTTACGCCACAAAAGCAAACGGGTGTCGCCGACACGCTTTACGGCTGAAAACGAAGCTGATAGCTGGCATAAGGCAGTTGATAGCATATTGGAAATGAGGCAGTTAAATGGATATGGATCAGTTACGGCAAGAAATTGCTGACGATGAAGGTGTCCGGCTGGACGTGTATTTGGATCATCTTGGTCTTTGCACCGTGGGTATCGGTCATTTAATTTGTGAACACGATGCAGAATATGGTCGGCCAGTTGGCACACAAGTTACTGAAGAACGTGTGCGGCAGTTGTTTGCGTTAGATATTGCGGTGACGATAGAAGATTGCCACGCGCTGTTTGATAATTGGAAAGAATTGCCAGACGAATGCAAATTGATCTTGGCTAATATGGCATTCAATCTTGGCAGAAACCGTTTGGGCAAATTTGTCAAGTTACGCGCTGCTATTGCTGATCGTAATTGGCAAGAAGCCGCGACACAGATGGCAGATAGCAAATGGGCGAGGCAAGTGCCGAACCGCGCTGGTAGGCTAATTGACCGTATGAGGGCGATTGACAATGGCTGAACTAACGATGGAACGCTTTTTGCGTTGGAAGATACTGCCACGCTTTATGATGCTGGCATTTACTTTAATGGCGTGGAATGTTTGCGATTGGTTTATGACATTGGGGCCAGACGCGACAACACAGCAAACGGCTTTTGTTAGCACCATAGTTGGATCAGCCACCGGTGCTTTTGCCGTATGGATTGGGAGCGAAGCCAAATGATTGCATCACTGATCGGGCCAGTTACCGGCTTGCTGGATAAATTTATCGAAGATAAAGACCAGAAAAATAAGCTGGCACACGAACTGTCAACAATGGCAGAACGCCACGCGCAGGAATTGGCAAAAGGTCAGCTAGAAATAAACAAAGCTGAAGCACAAAGCCGCAGCATATTTGTTGCTGGATGGCGACCATTTGTAGGCTGGACGTGCGGCATTGCACTGTTTGCACATTTTTTGGCATTTCCAACGGCTGATGTGATAGCGGCATATCTTGGTTATCCGCCGGTCACATATCCGGCGTTTGATATGGATAGTCTTATGACGATATTGCTTGGGATGCTTGGCCTTGGCGGTATGCGTAGCTTTGAAAAATATAAGAAACTGACGAAATAATCGTCAGCTTCCGCGTTTGATACGTTCAATCAGCAACGCTTTTGGCGTGGTTGCTGTATTGCGCCGACCTAGTCGGTCAAGTGGCGGGGTTGCTTTTGGGATTTCCAAAGCGGCTTTTATTTCCTCTTTGGTCGGCACTTTTAAGTTAAACGCCATACCCGCACCCCATCATCACCTTTCCGAATTGATGTTTTAATGCCGCGATAACGCAACGCATCACGCAGTCTGTTAGCATCCATCACATCATCAAATAGCACGCTATCACCAGCTTGCATCGTATCGATAAAGGCGATTGCTTTTGATCGATGTGCGCCGCGTCTAGGTGGTAGGGGTATGTTTTTGTCGATTTTCATTTATGATACCTAATCTTTCAGTGAAACAGTTGACGTGCAAAACCTGTTTGCTACCGTCACAGACATAATCGTGGCCGTTTAGATCCACGTTTTTTTCACACCAGACGCAACGCTCTAAGCGCGGCATCCGGCGTGTTGGTTTTGATCTAGAACGGGATGGCATCATCGACAGCTTGTGCCAATGTTACCGGCTGACCCTGCGGCTGGCTTTGCGC